TCTCTTCAGAAATCACATTATTCTCAAACAAACTTTTTAGTGCATCCAACATGTGATTCTCCTTTTATTGGAGTTTGCTTATTATTTCTAATAAGCTCTCTTTGAGATATTTCTGTGCTTTAGGATCGCCCTTGACCTCTTGCGCTATGCGTAAGGCACTTAATCCTCCCTTATTATTCATAAGGTGTTCATAAATTGGTGTTGGGTATGCTCCTGGAGCACTAGGTTGAGCTACCATATCTACTGTGATAATCTCAAAATCTGATACTTCACCGGATCCGTCAGCTTTGACGTTTCCGGATCCGCGACTTGAAACACCTAACTTAACTCCGCTTTCCAGCATTGTCTTGATTAGTTGTCCCATTGGGGTTGGTAAAATTTTCAGTTTACCGTAACCATTAGGGCCGTCCATCCACATATTAACTATCATGTGGGACACACGGTCCAGGTTAATTTTTAGATCATCTGGATGATCTACTTCTCCGAGAACTGAATAGCCGTTTTGAATCTGATCGTTAAGGGTTTTGACAGCCTTGCCAATCTCTTGCACAGGATAAACACGCTGGTTAGCGTTACGTATACCGCCCTGGATGCAAATCCCGGACATGTATAAGTTTTTTCCTTCTTTGTCATCAGACTCAACGACCATTTTTGCTTCGTTGAAACTGAGATTCTCTCGGAGGTATAGTGACATATTTTTAATATAGTCTCTGTTTTAATTACTTACGTGGACGAATAGAACTTTGTGTGTTGCTTTCGCCTTTGCCGCTGGAGTCTTTAGCACCAACTTCTTTTCCTGGCTTGTCAAATCCAGCTTGACGATCAATTCCGCCACCTTTTACTTGTGTCTTGAACGCTGTCTTACCTGCTTTGCCGCCTGGAACGTTGATATTACCTTTAGCATCTGGATTGTCAACTACTGTACCTTTTAGTACTGCATTACCTGACAATTGACCTTTGTTAGCATAAACGTTTGATGGAGTACCGGTTTGAGCGATGTTACTTGTTGTTCCACCCATGTCGTTTACCATTGAACCGTTAACTGTACTACGTGCATTAACTGGACCATTTTGTCCGCCTGCAACTGCACCTACGTGACCGCCTTCTTGGCTAGTAGTTGCTGACTCCCAGTTCATACCAACTTTTTCTACGTATTCACGAATTAATTGTTCATCGCTGTCATATGATTCTTCGTATGGCATTGATGTGTCGTTAGCATCATGGTGTACGTGATGAATAGTCTTTGTATCGCCCATTGACTCGTCTTCTACTTCTGGCTCACCGCCGTCCATATCGCCTTCGATGTCATGCATTGGCTCGCCTTCACCGTGGATTCCTGGCTCGCCTTCTTCTTCATGCTCTTCACCTTTTAGCATTTGTTCAAATTCTGCTTTTAGATCTTCTAGAGCATCTTCTAAATCTTGAACGCGATCTTCTACATCTTCATCTTCGCCTTCTGATTCTTCTGCGTCGTCTTTGATGTCTTCAGCGTCGTCTTCTGCTTCGTCGGCATCATCTTCAATTTCGTCAGCAAAACTATCTGTAGCATCGCCACCGATGTCGCCGTCTTCTTTGTCGTCTTCTTTATCTTTACCATCATCTTCTGAGGCGCCGAAATCGTTTTCTAGCAATTCTTCGTAAATTTCACGTGATTTTGCTACAACGATATTGTGGAATAATTCTTTTGCTGTTTCTTGATCTTCATTGATCAATGCCTCAAGCATGGCTTCAAATTGCTTACGATCAGTCATGTGTATCTCCTGTGGTTTGTATTTACAAGGCTGTAAGATATTTACACTATTGTTAAAAAATAGTGCAGATATATAGCAAAAACAGGTCGTTTTGACCTGTTTTTATTTTATTGTGGAGCTGGCTCTGGTGGTTTAGCATACATTGTATTGATAAACTCCAGCTCAGTCTCTTGTTCTAGTATATGCGCTTCACTACTTTTACGCAATTCATTAATCTGTTGTAGTGTTAAACGAGTCTTACGTGTGTCGCTACGATGCATTTCACTGCCGTCACGGCCTGAATCATATCGCATGTCGTTGGCAACATGTCGTGTTGAAGCGTCGATATAAAATAGTTCTCTGAGAATCATATTATATTTATACTGTTGGGGGCGGAGTTGTAGGTGCTTGAGCCGCCGCGCCACCTAATCCAGTAGCAGGATTTTGTTCTTGTCCTGGTTCCATACCGTTGGTCATCTCTTCAGGAGCAGACAAATCGTTTTCACCATTAACATCACTAGCAATACCACCTGCTGACAAGCCTGCACTACGCAATTCTCCAGCACTATCAGTACCAATAGACTTGCCTTTGCCCTGCTCTTCAGCCCATAGACGTTCGTTTTCTGCCATCTCGTCTTCGCTTAGACCTAAGAAACGTTTTAGTGCAAAGCGATGGCTAACATAGGGCAATGCCGCAACTGTTGTAAATGAACTAATACGTTCAGCATCTAAACTTGCTTGACGGCTACTAGCAAAGTTAAGTGGAGGATTGAATTTTAAATCAAATAATGTAGCATCTACATTAACTCCGCGAGTATAAATGTAGCGTTTAAACTCTTCGTCAAACACTTTAGACACTAGATTTTGTAGTCTTTCACAGTATTTGTTAAAGCGTAGCTCTTGAATGTAAGCTGTACCAACACGGCCATCGTTATAACTGCTGTTACTGTCGTCTGCACCAGTTGGTAAGTAACTACTTGGTATACGTAAACCACGGAATAACTTGTTGGTAAAGTATTTTAAGTCGTCAATTTCGCCTAAGTTAGTACCGCCAGGCAATGTTGTTACATCTGATCCACGTCCATCAGCTGACTTAGGAAAGAAATAGTCTTCGTTAATACTTAATGGGTTATATGCACTGTCAACAACGTTTTGCCCGCCACCATTTTGGCTAGGAATTCTACGTTGATGGATCTGGTCTTTGACTCTTTCCACAAACGCCATGGCCAAGTGACTTGGCATATTACCTACATCAATGTGAAAGATACGTCTTTCAGGAGCACGTTGTATACGATAGATAAGGATAGCATCTTCTAAAAGTTCTTTTTGCTTATAAACTTTGAAGATATTCTCTAATAAACTGTTGCCAAATGGATAATTGTTATCTAAGCCTTCACTTAGACTCAAATGAATAACATGTTCTGCACCAATAGCATATTCATTATCCTTTTTATCAAAGCGGCTAGCACTAGAAACAGAGTATACACCAGTCATTCCACGCGATGCAACACCGCCGCCTTGGCCAACTTGACTTTGTGTACCGCCTCTGTTGTAGTCACGTATGTTAGGAGTGATTTGTGTAGTCACTAGATTCATGAAATTAGGATTTAAATCTTTAATAACATACTGTTCTGGCTTTTTACCTTCGCTTTCGTTAGCAATAATCTTAATGATCTTGTTAGGATCTACATAATACCATTTTTGATTTTCTGGATCACGAATGAAGAACGCATCACCATACTTGAATGTGTTGCGTAGAATACGAAAAATACGAGTGTCAAACTGTTGTAGCTTGCTCCACTGATTAAGATATTCAGTTAAGATTTTAATTTCGCTGTTAGTAGCTTTACTACGCCAATCAATAGTAAATGCGCTATGTTGACCGCGATCTTTTTGTGTTGTAAATTCTGCTAGAATGTCTAATGCGGCATTAACTTCTGGATCTGAGTCCATTGTTTCATACTGATTATAACGTTCTATACGATTTGGACTGCCACTATAAACATCTGGCAAATAACTTGAATAGTTTGTTTTAGCAGGACCCATTCCAGCACTGCCACTTGTAGGACTGCCGCTACGACTAGATCCTGAAGTAGTTACTGGTGTAAAAAATTTCTTCCAACTCATATTATAATAGGTCCTTAACTATACACACTGCCGGCATCGCCAACAGCACGGGTAGTTCTATCAATTCCTTCTTTCACAGCCATCATTACTGACCGTGTTTGTTCGCTAATAGTATTTAACTTTTTAACTTCTTCTAGTAAAGGATCTTGAGCTATATCAATTGCATCTTTCTTGAATGTTTCAATAGCAGATTGTACAGCTGGTGTAATCATCTGTGGAATATCACGCAATGTTCCAGCCAAAATTGGAAATACCTGCATGCCTTGACTGATATCAGCTAGCATAGTTCTAGTTTGTCCGTTATTATAGATTCGACTATTCGTGGAATCTTCTCTAAATTCTACGCCGTCTTCATCTTTCTTATAACGTCTACCTACTGTACTAGTTCCACCAAATGCATGTCCTTCTTCTCCTTCTTTTGGTCTAGCTGTAACTTGACCTCCAGAAATAGAGTTAAGCAATCCAGTTAGTGTATCTTGAATCGTACTTTGATAATTAGTTTCATCAGCTTTATTCAGTTTGCTTCTAAAAAATTGATTAAATTGATCTTCTTCGTTGGAAATCATCTTGTTAAGATTAATCATACGCACAGACATAGCGTCATTGCGACGACCAATTTCTGTATTAAACTTGTCCATGTAGTCTAAACTAATAGCTGACAAGTCTTTCATACGTTGTTGTAACTGTGTTGTTAGTATTGTTGTTTGACGTCCAAATTCTTCTTGGCCTGCAATAATACCACGCTTTGCATCATCTTCAGTAGCAAGACCTGCATTTTCCATTTTTGCAGTAGACATTGCTTGTGCTGTTGCATTTAGTCCTGGTTGTTTTAGATCAATCCCTGCTTGTGCCAAAACTCGTTGCATGACTGGAGAATCTTTGCCCATAATTTCATCTACTAGTTCTCGAGGTAACACTCCTTCAACCCTTGCAAACTTAACCGCTGATCCTTTGCGTAATTCAACAGCCATGTCTTCTAATAATTTTTGACTCTTTAATTCTTCTATGGCCGCTTTACGCTGTTCTTCAGTGCCATGATCAATTGCTTGACCTAAATGTTGTATTTTTTCCAAAGTTTGAGGAAAATAAGTCAGTGTATCTAATGTTTTGCCATAAATTTGTCCACTGTTAGTTATGGATTGTTGAATAGCATCTATTAGGGTAGGCATATTTTTAAACTGCTGTGCGGCACTTTGTGCCTCAGTGGCAGCTTTGACATAGCCAGTATCACCTTGATTGGCACGATCAATTATAGCGGCGCGATAACGTCCTTCTGATTGAAGTTTCTCTAAACCTTCCATTTGCTGTTTTCTTGTAACACCAGTAGTGGCACTAATTTCTGCCATGTTTCTTGCAATTTCTATTACGTCAGCATTTAGTTTTTTCTGTGTTTCAATATTGTTTAGATCTAAATCGTATCTAGTACGAGTAGTCAATGCAAGTAGTGCATTAGTATCTTTAGTTTGAAAACCAAACTTTAACATCTGCTTTTCAGCATCGCTACGTTGGAACTGTTCAGAAAATTCAGCAAAGTGCCAAGTGCCTTCACTGACTGTTCTTCCTAAAATGCCAGTATAGCCTTCCAACATTTTAAATGTTTCAGCAAATTCCTGCGCACTTTCACGCATCATGCCCTGTGCTAGGTTTAACTTCATAGCACTGCCACTCATGGTCAAACCTAGTCCCGAAAACTCTTGCCAGTTCTTGACACTTTCGTCCATGTAGTTGATGACGCCACCTATGCCATCTGCAAATAAGCCAGTAAACTTACCAAACATTCCGCCAAAGTTACTGACCAAATTAGATACATCTGGTAATCCTGCGGTGTTTCTAACCAGCTTGCCGGTAAAACTTCCTATAGCTTCTGCACCGCCGTAAAGTTTACCAGTTAAAACATCAAATGCTTGGCCCATGCCTGGAAGACTTCCTGCACCTGCACCAGTAAGGCTAGTACGTCCAGGATAAATTCCCATGGCGGCATCGTGTTCTTTAAGCGCGGCAACGAACGAGTCTTTTAAATTTGCATCAACTGACATTATTTTTTCCCAGAAATATGCGTATATAAATACTACATATGATATTTATCTGGAGAAAATAATGGCTACAAATCCATTGCAAAAGTATTTTAGACAACCTAAGATCTATGTTAACTTGCCAACTAAGGGCATGTTTAATGAGCCTGGAACCCTAGTCGGTGATCCAGAAAATATGCCTATCTATGGAATGACTGGCATGGACGAAATCTTGATGAAGACTCCAGATGCGTTACTAAAAGGGGAAAGCACAGTTAAAGTTATAGAAAGCTGTTGCCCTAGTATCAAAAACGGTTGGGACGTAAACATTTTAGATTTAGATCTAATCTTGTCTGCTATTCGTATTGCTACACACGGTAACACTATGACTATTAGTCACTCCTGCAATGAATGCAAAGAAACTAGCGATTTTGAAATTGAACTAGGCAATATTATCACCCACTTTAACCAGTGTGCTTACGATGGCAAGATTGTACTTAAAGATCTAATCATACGTTTGCGTCCATTAAGCTATAAAAAATGGACTGAATTCCAAATGGTCAGTTTTAATATACAACGTCAAATGACTCAGATCATACGCATGGAAGAATCTGATGAACAAACAAAACTGGCCAACGCACTCTACGAACAAATGGCTAATCTTCAGCGTGAAACTTTATTGTCACAGATAGAAGCTGTGGAAGTTCCAGAAGGTGTCGTTGATCAAAGAACTTATATTCAGGAATGGATTGAAAATACTGAACAAGCTATCTATGATGCTATCAAAAATCAAATTGAAAAAAATAGACTAGCTTGGGAAATTCCTAAAATGAAAGTTACTTGTCCTGACTGCTCTGCGGAAAATGAAGTAGGCATAGACATGGATCAGTCAAGTTTTTTCGCGAGCGCCTAACTAGTCTTTCTACTGAAGAAATTGAAGAATATCTGGTTAGGCTAGATAATCACGTTAAAAGATTTAAACAACAACTTTATCGTATAAGTTGGTACATGCGCGGCGGCGTCAATGTAAACGATCTGTTTGATAGATACAGCGTGGAAGATATAGAACTAATGACCGAAGTCATTAACGAAAACGTTGAAGCTACTAAACAGAGTAGGATGCCCTTGCTCTAACGCAAGTTGGCCATGTCCTGAGCTTTATCCTTGGCCGCACTGGCTTTATAGTCCTGCGGTGGCATTTCAAAATCAGGCGCTTTATCTAATTCTTTATTAACATTAGGTGTAACAACACCAACATCAATGCCTGTTCCATCTTTGATTTTCTTACGTGCCCAGTCTAGCATATTATTTGCAATACCGCCAGCACCCTTGACTATGATTGGAATAAAGACTCCGTGCAGTAGCCAGTCTTGACCTTCAGCAGTTTGTAGCCAATTTTGTAACCATATGATAGCGCCTTGTTCAGCTATCACTGCGGCTAGTCTAATATAAACACCGCCCGGAGTGCGCATGGCCGCTCCAGCTAATAGATCACTTAGGGC